TGGAAAAACAAGAAATAAAATTATCAAATTCATCTGTTGACCCCGAAACAGAAATAAAATGGTTAAAAAATAGTAATAGTGTTAATTTTCAGGAAAAAAAGGAATTACAAATTGAATTAAAGGTTTACAAAAAATTGATTAAAAAGTTGCTGAAAAAATTATGAAACTAAAGGATATTAAACCGAATCCAAACAACCCAAGAGTTTTAAGGGATGAAAAATTTGCAAAGCTAAAGCAAAGTATTCAGGAGTTTCCAAAAATGCTCAGTCTTAGACCAATTGTTATAGATGAAAATAACGTGGTTCTTGGTGGTAATATGCGACTTAGAGCATTACAGGATTTAGGATATACAGACATAGATGAAACTTGCGTAAAATATGCTAAAGATTTAACGGAGGAAGAAAAACAAAGGTTTATCATTGCTGATAACGTGGCTTTTGGGGAATGGGATTGGGATACATTGGCGAACGACTGGGAAGTTGAGGATTTGGAAGCATGGGGCTTGGATATACCGCAGTTTGATAATGAACCAACTTATGATGAATTAATAGGTGAGGAAAAAAATAAACCAGCAACAATGAAAATAACTTTTGAAAGTCCTGAACAATTACAAAAAGCTGAAATTGATATTCAGGAACTTTTAGATAGAAAATATAAAGGGGCTTATTTTTCAGTTAGCGCAGGTGAAATATGAGATTAGAAATAGCAAGTAATAAAGCTGTTAAATATGCTTGTTTAAATTTTCATTATTCAAAAGTAGTACCAGCACAATATATTGGTTATTCTATTTTTAATGATAATAATGAATTTTGCGGTTGTATTTTATTTGGAGGTGGGGCATCAGCAAATATGGGAAAGCCTTTTAATCTTTCTTATGGTCAATATTTAGAACTTACAAGAATGGCTTTAAATGGTAAACAAGAAAGCACTTCTAAAGCTATGAGTATAGCAATAAAACTAATTAAAAAAAATAATCCAACAGTTAAATTATTAATAAGTTATGCCGATAAAGGACAAAATCATATAGGAGTAATTTATCAGGCAACAAATTGGTATTATATAGGAGAAAATGAAAGTAGCGGAAAGGATTATTTTTATAAGGGAAAATGGAGACATGACAGAACCTTAAATGAATATTCAAAAGATTTTTTATTAACTTTAAAAACAAGGAAAAGAAGCGGCAAAAGAAAATATATTTATCCGTTAAATAAAAATATGATTCCTTTGTGTGAGTCATTAAAAAAACCATATCCTAAAAATGCGCAAGAAGTTAATCAGGATAAACGCAATGCTTCCAGCATTGAAATAGGCGGTTCGAATCCGACCCTTGCGCTCAATTCAGATGCAATAAATGTGAAATAAATGTGAGACATGGCAAATGAAAAAAATTTAAAACCATTTAAAAAAGGACAGATAGGAAACCCCAACGGAAGACCAAAAAAACTACCTGAAATAGACAAGCTAATGGCTGAAGTCATGGGCGAGGAAAAGGACGGTATAACAGCAGCACAAGCCATTTTAAACATGTTAAGGGGCAAAGCTGCAAAGGGTGATATCAAAGCGGCTCAATTGCTTTTCGACCGTGCTTACGGGAAGTCTAAGCAACAAATCGACGTAACCAGTCAAGGAGAAAAGGTAACCGTGCCAACGATTATTTTCACAGACGGAAAAACAAAAGAAAATGGATAGAATTAAGATTTTAACATACTTAAAGGTGATTCAACTAAGAAAAATAAAGCCAAGTCATAAAATGTATATGGTTGAAGAAAGAAGGTTGAACCCTTTTAACCCTTTGTCTTATTTGACTCTTACAATATTTTTTTTTTTAGGAATCATCTTATATGGAATAATTGGTTTTTGGAATGAGGTTGATTTAAATAATCCTTTTAAATGGAAATAAAAGTCAATGAAAAATATGAGCCACTTTGGAAACCAAACACCCGTTATTTTATTTTAACTGGTGGACGTGGTTCGGCAAAGTCATTTACCATTGCACTTTGGGTTTGTAATATGCTATTAGCAAACAAAAATTGGACAGTCCTTTACACACGTTACACCCTTTCATCTGCCAACATTTCCGTTATCCCAGAGTTCAGGGAAAAGCTGGAATTGCTCGGAGTTGGTGATGAGTTCAACCTATCCAACTCATTCATTAGCCACAAGGCGACAAAGTCAAGTATCATATTTTCAGGTATTAAAACAAGTTCAGGAAATCAAACAGCAAAGTTGAAATCAATCACAGGGTTAAACGTTTTTATCGTTGATGAGGCTGAAGAGTTTGTTGACGAAAAAGACTTTAATACGATTGATGAGTCAATTAGAATGCCAGATATACCTAACATTGTCATTCTTGTTATGAATCCCCAGTCCGTTGAACATTGGATTTGGAAGCGTTGGTTTGAGAAATCACATAAGATGGAAACAATTGAAGGGGTGCAAGTGCCTATTAGTACGCATCCTGATATAACGCACATACATACAACGTACTTTGACAATTACAACAACCTTAATGCTGACTACTTAGCAAAGATAAACAACCTTAAGAAGACAAATCCTGAAGCATACGCACATAGGTTTTTAGGCAAATGGTTAGACAAGAAACAAGGTGTCATTTATCCTAATTGGGTTGAAGGTGAATTTGATACCTCTTTACCTTATGCGTATGGTTTAGACTTTGGTTTCTATCCAGACCCGTTGGCATTGGTTAAAGTTGCAGTTGACAAAGGGGCAAAGAAGATATACGTTCATGAGGTTATCTACGAACAAAACCTATCTTATGATATGGTTATATCAAAGATTAAACATTTTGTTGAAGTCAACGCATTGATAGTGGCAGACACAAGCGAACCACGTTTAATCGAAGGAATGCAAAGTTCAGGGTTGAATGTTGTGAAAACGGAAAAATATCCTGGTTCGGTTGTTGAAGGTATCAAAATAATCAATGACTATCAAATTGTCATAACGCCACAAAGTCACAACGGCAAATACGAGTTAAGGAATTACGTTTGGAACGACCGTAAAAGTAGCACACCGATTGATATGGATAACCATTTTTGCGACGCCCTAAAATATGCCTCTATTCGCCTACTTGAGGGTTCTGATTTATTAGCCTATAATTAAAAGATATGAATGATAAAGAAATGGGTTTAACCCTTTTAAAAATGCTGGAGTCAATCAATGAAAGAATCATTGACTTTCCCATGCAAAGACGCAAATACATAATGTTACGAAGCCACATTGAAAAGGCTTTAAGGGTAACAGGGAACGGAGTAAGAAGGGAATTAAAACGTCCAGAATCCTTACCTATTTTCCAACACGAATTAAAGACAAGCGAAATCATAATTAAGCAGGAAGAACCAAGCAGCATCATAGCGGACAATGCACCCGAACAAATAACAAAGAAAAACAGAGGCAAGAAATGAAAGTACAATTCCATTTAAGAGGGCAGAATGAACCTTACTTTTATCCTGAGACCGCAGCCGATGTAACGCTTGAAGAGTTTATTCATTTTCAAAAAGTTTACATTCCACGTTATCCAGTTGTAGAAATGGAAGCCTTGAAAATTCAACAGGAAATGGAAGAGGTGTATGAAAAGATAAAACACTTTGCAAAGAAGTTAAAGGTTGATTTAAAGCAATCAAAGGAAGACATTATCCATGAATGCCAAGTAATAATTGATACTCAGGAAGTCAAAGAAAATGTACGTCGTTTTCTCCCTGCTTTACTTGAACAGTATAACAACTTAGTTGACCAGTTTCTACAAAGAGTTGAAATCATGGATGACTTGTGGCTAAGTGAGGTAAAGTATCCTTACATGGCAGATGTTGTTCACTACTTTACAAAGATACCTTTGTCCGCTTGTTACGGCAAAGTAGCGGAAAGTCTGGAATTAAAATACCTAAAATATTTGTTTGACAAGATATTAAATGCCATGACAAAGCCTGAGGAATTAAAATACAAACAGATATATGAATTTAACGGTAAGGTTTACGTTCTTCCAGATAAGCTAATGGCAAAGTCTACCTTACTTGAATTTGCTGAAGCAGCACAATTTGATAAGGCACGGAAACAAGTGATGAACAATGAGGCTGAAGGTCTATTAAGAATGGTATCGGTTTTGCTTAGAGAGAATGGTGAGGAATATAATGAGGACGTTTTTAACAAAAACATGAATGACTTTATACATTTGCCTTTGCAAGTGGCATACGAAGTAGGTTTTTTTTTGACGAAGTTAAGCGAGAAATACAGCTTAGATTTGCAGACCTCTATGTTACAACAGGCGAT